GTAGGCCAAGAGGTCTATGGAGGGCATAGTATCGTTAGCATCGTAGAAGAGAACGATAGATTTAGTATCTATATTTCTAAAGACAATGCGGTTATACCATGGAAAGATTTCAACAAAAACATGGGTATAGCTGTAGAGTATAATTTAGAGTATTAATGAGATCTGTTTTTGACTTTGTTGTTAAACCAAAAGGATCCAGAACTAGTAATAAGAAGGATCTAGATGGAAAAGAACTTATACTTAACACCGATCTGCAAGATCATAGGTACGTTAATAGGGTAGGCACGGTCATAGGAGCTCCTCTGAGCGACTGTGGTGGTGTTATACCTGGAGATGATGTCATAGTACATCACAATGTTTTTAGAAGATTCTACGACGTTAAAGGAAAAGAGAAAAACAGTAGAAGCTTCTTTGATGAGGATACATATCTATGTAGGCCGGACCAAGTGTTCGCTTACAAGAGATATGATGAATGGATGGCTTTAGATGGTTTTTGTTTTGTAAAACCTATAGAGTCAGAAGACATGTGGTCTATCGATAAGGAAAAGCCACATATTGGTGTGATTAAAATGTTGGGTGATGATCTCAAATCACAGGGTCTGCAGCAAGGTGATTTGGTAGGATTCACACCCCGGAGTGAGTACGAGTTTGTTATAGACGGTGAACGTTTATACCGTGTTCTCTCCGCAGCTATAACCATAAATTATGGACATAAAGGAAACAAAAAAGAGTATAATCCAAGCTGGTCGTAAGGCTATTCAGGAGCTTATAAAAGTTGCTGAAGAACCTATAATCACTAATACGGATGATGATGTTTCCGCAGACAGACTAAAAAATGCTGCAGCTACTAAGAAACTGGCTATACTAGATGCCTTAGAAATACTCAATAGAATAACAGAGGAAGAGGCTATACTAGAAAATAAACCAGTTGAAAAAGAAGAGAAAAAATCTTTCTCTGGTTTTGCCGAACGAAGATCTAAGTAATGTACGAGCAAACACTGTATAAAAAAGTAGAGCCTATAAAGCAGAGCACGATTAAGAGATATAATCGCGCTAAAAAATGGGAGTACGGTTATAATAAAGAATTTGACTTTATTGTGATCAGTAAAACCGGTGAGATAGGTGATATTTACGAGATACAGAATTTGTGTATAGCATTGCCAAAAGAGAAAAATGTTCACGAGTTTGAAGAAAACAGATGGCAACCATTTGAATACCCAAAAGAGTTAAAAAATATTAAGAGTGTTTTTGACTGGAAAGATTACCCCGATGATTTCAAAGAACGATGGGAAGAATACATCGACGAAGAGTTTAATCGTAGGGAAAATGGTTTCTGGTTTAAAAACAACGGTGTACCCACATATATAACCGGTACACATTACATGTATCTTCAGTGGACAAAGATCGATGTTGGTCACCCTGATTTTCGTGAGGCTAATAGGCTTTTCTTCATATTCTGGGAGGCTTGTAAAGCTGATAAGAGATCTTACGGTATGTGTTACCTAAAGAACAGACGTAGTGGTTTCTCATTTATGTCTAGTTCTGAGACTGTGAACCAAGCTACTATTTCTTCTGATGCTAGGTTTGGTATACTATCTAAATCAGGTGCTGATGCCAAGAAAATGTTTACCGATAAGGTTGTGCCTATATCTGTAAACTATCCTTTCTTTTTTAAACCTATACAAGACGGTATGGACAGACCTAAGTCCGAATTAGCGTATAGGGTTCCAGCGTCGAAACTAACTAGAAAGAACATAAAGAAAACAGATCAAGAGATACTAGAAGGTCTAGATACTACTATTGACTGGAAAAATACTGGTGATAACTCTTACGATGGTGAGAAGTTAAAACTACTTGTACACGATGAAAGTGGTAAGTGGGAAAGACCAGATAACATACTCAATAACTGGCGCGTTACAAAGACTTGTCTTAGATTAGGTTCTAGGATTATCGGGAAATGTATGATGGGTTCTACATCAAACGCTCTAGATAAAGGTGGCGAGAACTTCAAGAAGTTGTATTACGACTCAGACGTCACGCAAAGAAACAAAAATGGGCAGACAAGATCTGGTCTGTACAGCTTGTTCATACCAATGGAGTGGAACTATGAGGGATTCATTGACAAGTATGGTAATCCCGTATTTGACACTCCCGAACAAGAGGTTGAAGGACCATTCGGAGAGCCAATTGATATCGGTGTTATCGAGAACTGGGAGAACGAAGCCGAAGGACTAAAGGGTGATCAAGACGCTTTAAATGAATTCTATAGACAGTTTCCTCGTTCAGAAGAGCACGCTTTTAGAGATGAAACTAAGAACAGTATATTCAACTTAGCTAGAATATATGATCAGATAGACTTTAACGAGGGTATATCAAGAGATGGTTTAATAACTCGTGGATCTTTCCATTGGGAAAATGGAGTTAAAGATACTAAGGTGTTTTTTTCACCAGATCCTAAAGGAAGATTTATAATTTCTTGGGTTCCAGATAAACAACTCCAAAATCGAGTGATTATAAAAAATGGAGTAAAGTATCCTGGGAATGAACATATTGGTGCGTTTGGATGTGACTCTTACGATATTAGCGGTACAGTTGATGGTAAGGGTTCAAATGGTGCACTACATGGTTTAACCAAGTTCTCGATGGAAAACGCACCTCCAAACCACTTTTTTCTTGAATATGTAGCTAGACCTCAAACAGCTGAGATATTTTTTGAGGATATACTAAAAGCTCTAGTATTTTATGGTATGCCTGTGTTAGCAGAGAATAACAAACCTAGGTTATTATACTTCTTAAAACAAAGAGGTTACAGGGGTTTTTCAATGAACAGGCCAGATAAGGTATGGAACAAGCTTTCTATTACAGAGAAAGAAATAGGTGGTATACCAAACACGAGTGAGGATATAAAGCAAGCACACGCCGCTGCTATCGAGACATACATCGAGAAACAAGTTGGCCAGCTTGAAGACGGAACATACGGTACTATGTACCTTAATAGGACGCTTAATGATTGGAGTAGATTTGATATTAATAAGCGAACAAAATATGATGCTTCTATTAGCTCTGGTTTAGCGATTATGGCTTGTAATAGGCATTTGTATAAACCAATACCAGATAGAAGCACTAGAGCTATAAATCTAGGTATTGCAAGATATAAAAACAGCGGTTCTACATCGCAGATAATAAAAAATTATGGCTGAGTCAGTTGTAAAGAGTTATTTTCCTAGCCAAGTAGCTAGTGATTTAGAAAAAGTTAGCTCAGAATATGGGCTAAAGGTTGCTAAAGCGATCGAGGACGAATGGTTTAAAAGGGACGGTGGCGTTTATCGTTTCCATAGTAACCAAGAAACGTTCCATAACAGAAGACAATATGCCCGTGGTGAGCAGTCTATCCAGAAATACAAAGATGAATTATCAATTAACGGTGATTTATCATACCTAAACTTAGACTGGAAACCAGTACCTATTATACCAAAGTTTGTAGATATTGTTGTAAACGGTATATCTGAGAGAACTTATGATATAAAAGCATTTGCACAGGATCCATACGGTGTATCGAAAAGAACACAGTACATGGAATCCGTGTTGAAGGATATGCAAACCAGAGAATTATCTGACTTTGCTGAAGAAGCTTTTGGTGTTAGTTTATACGAAAACCCAAAAGAGCAATTACCTGACAGTATGGAAGAGCTAGAGCTACATATGCAGCTCACATACAAGCAAGGTGTAGAGATAGCTGAGGAGCAGGCTATAAGAACAATACTAGAGGACAATAAGTACGAAAACATAAGAAAACGACTTAATTATGATCTCACTGTTCTTGGTATGGCATGTGTTAAAAACACATTTAATACGTCTGAAGGTATTAAAGTAGAATACGTTGACCCATCAGCAATGGTGTACTCTTTTTCTGAGTCACCATATTTTGATGATATATATTACGTTGGAGAGGTAAAGAACGTACCTGTTAATGAATTAAAGAAACAGTTTCCAGAACTTACCGACGATCAACTAGACGAGATACTTAAGAAGAGTATCTACGATAGAGGTCACTACAGTAACTCACCAAGAAACAATCATACTATTGACGCTAACACTGTACAAGTGTTGTACTTTAACTACAAGACCTATATGAACGAGGTTTACAAGGTTAAAGAAACAGCAACAGGTGCTAGTAAGATTATAATCAAAGACGATCAGTTTGACCCACCGGTAGATCTTGAAGGTAGCTTTGGTAAGATATCAAGATCACTAGAGGTATTATACGAAGGAGCTCTTATTCTAGGTACAGACATTCTGTTGAAATGGGATATGGCTAAGAATATGATGCGTCCAAAGAGTGATGATACTAAGGTCAAGATGAACTACAGTTTGGTCGCACCACGCATGTACCAAGGCCGTATCGAGTCTCTAGTTTCAAGAATTACTGGTTTTGCTGATATGATTCAGCTTACACACTTGAAATTACAACAAGTGTTAACGCGTATGGTGCCAGATGGTATCTACATCGATGCTGATGGTCTTGCTGAAATTGATCTTGGTAACGGCAC